GGGCAGATGAGACTTCCTTTTCTTCTGGTAATAATGCCTCTTTTAATGGTGGGGGCGCTTTGGTTGGTACACTTAGTACTACAACAACTGATCCTATTGATGGAGTACGCTCTTTTACTTATACGACAGACGCTACTGTAAGTGGGTCTGCTAATGATTACGTAAGTATTAACGTCCCAGTTCCATTTGGACATAGGGGAAGGCTCTTAGGCTTTAAGCTTCAGTACTCATGGGATGGAGACAGCGATGTTATTCTTAAAGCAAATGATGACTCTGGTAATGCTCTTGATAATAGTAACGTATTGTTGTGCAACACCGCCAACTTCTCCGCTAACTCCGTAAAGCAAAGTCTTGTATGGGTACAGCCTAGGACTGGTACAGATGGAGACTCGGTAACGTTTGGGTTTCAGGTACAGTCAAACCACGGCGCGAGTAGTGTTTTAAAGTTTGACTTAGTAGCTTTAAGTCACGATCCAGTCGATGTTATAGACGCGACAGCAACAGCAAATAACTTCTTCGCTGCAAGATTAACGGATGTTGCAACTGTAACAAGCCAAGGTCCTGTTAACTGGATCGCTTCAGCTAATGACTCTGCTGTTGGAGTTTACGATATTACATTCGAAGCGGGTTTCTTTACTGAGATACCCTCTCTAACCGCTTCTCCTGAAGCAGGTGGAGCGGTCGCATATATAGAAAACGAAGCTACTACTGGCTGTACGGTCGTCCTTAGACGAAACGATAATAACAACCCAATTGACGGCGACTTCACTCTTTATGCTGCTAGGCAGGGATCAGATATTGAGACTGATGCTAATACTAAATACTACGTCGTAGACGGCGAAGAGTTAGTTAATGAGTTTGCCGCTAGGGTGGATAATGCCGGCACTATTACTAGTCAGAGTTTCGATTTTATTGATACGGCTGTTAATACAAGTACAGGTAACTACACTGTCAATTTTATAGCGGGCGTTTTCTCAGTACCTCCAGCTCTCACCGTTACGTTAGATGGTAACTCTAACGCCTTCGCTTTTGTTGACTCTGTTACTGCATCTCAAGCAACTCTTAAATTTAGAAACTCATCGAACGTTGGCGTCGACGGCGATTTCCACATTAAAGCTAGTAAGCAAAGTTCAGACGCGGTTCCAGGTTTAGCTACGGCGGCTATCGCAGGAAAGACCCATGAAGAGGATAGTTATGTGCGGTGTGAAAACGCAGCTGGGTTTGGCTCTGGTCCAAGTGTTGTTGTAGCTACCTTTGACACGGTTACAAGTGAAGGTTCAGCTTTAACTTATACTAAGGACGCTGTTAACGGTGACACAATTACCATTAATGAGCCAGGCTTGTACCATTGCATGGGAACAATCAATGAGTTAGGTGGTGATCATAACGTAGGGTTCACGCTTAATGAATCAACACTAACAGGTGGTATCTCTACAATAGCCGATGCAAGTCAGCCATTTGGATATACCAATGCTAATAACAATACACCTGCAAGTATAAGTGGAACGCAAGAGTTTCAAGCTGGAGATGTTCTTAGACTTATGGGTTCTGGTTTTACTGCTAACAATGGTAACAGATGGAGAATGATCGTTACTAAGGTAGGTCAATCTCCTCTTATAGACGCGGGACAAGTTAAGCAGTCCGATAGTTATGTCAGAGTATTTGACGCTAACGGATACGGTTCGACTAACACTGTTATTAGAAGATACAACACGATCTTAGATAACATTGGTTCAGCCGTCACGTATGCTGATAGTGCGACAGACGGTGCTAGTTTTACCATTAACGAAACTGGGTTCTATGTAGTTAACAACAACGACAACACCACAGGTGGTGGTCAGATTGGTATCTCTAGAAACTCAGGTAGTTTAACTACAAACATTGCTGCAGTAAGTGGAGCAGAGAGGTTAGCTACAGGTTTCAGTAATACTAACGGTGACGATAAAGTCGTGAGCTGGGCAGGTATCCTCTATGCTGGGGATGTGATCAGACCTCATGGTGATGGCGCAGGTGGTGGAGCCGGTACTCGGTCTATGTTTAGTATTACTAAGCAAGGAGAGTTTGAGAAGTATTCAGGTACAGTCTACAAAGATGTGCCGGATCTATTTCAAACTAAGATATTATCTGCAGACTTCACTACAGCTTCGGCAGCAATAGCTGACCTAACTATGAATAACTTAGATATAGGTACAGCTTATAGAGTTGAGTTTCAATGTAAATGGTCTTGTCCTAACAGCTCTACTTCAGCTCTAGTTGAAATAAATAATGGAGCTACTATTGTAGGATCTTCTTTATACGATCCTTCTAGTAACGCCACAGCGAATGGACTTACGTTTTCAGTAGTAACAACATTTACAGCTACAGACACCACAGTAACTTTTAATACTGGAACTACTATAAGCGCAGCTAATAGATTTGTTGCGGGTAACGGAACTAAAGCAGAAACATTCGCGACACTAATTGAGCTACCAAACTACGCAGCAACAACTAAGTTTAACTAGAGGTATATATGAGCAGCACATACGAAGGAAAAGATTTAGCAACATGGACAGCGGAGATCAATGGTTACGAAGTTGATGATGTTATCTCAGATCTAGTCACTAGATTATATGAAAATTTGCTACAGGCTTACGACCCGGAGGAGCAAACATACAACAATCTACAGATGGAAAACAAACCACCTCTTAGTGTGTTTGAAGATGAGCTTGTAGACTTTAAAGTAGATGAGTTAGCTAGAGTCACGGCCATCATAGCCGAGCTAGATCGGATCGCGGCACTCAGTACGAGGCTCGATGCCCTACCTAACATCTATGAAGCGGTTCAACTGGAGTCGTTAGGCGGAACGTGGACCGATATGTCGGCACTAATAAAACACATCAAAGACGATGACGATGAAGCTCTCTTGGCTCAGTTGGAAACACATACTGCAGCCATCCAGGCGAACATAAATAAAGAAGCTGGAATACAACAAGCTCTTTTTGCAAGAGAAGGTGGGAAGAGGATCGTTGCTTTTATGAACGCTCTTAATGCGGCGAAACCCTTAACAACTGCTCAGGTAAAGTTAGTCTTACAAGACCCTGACTTAAACCTAATTAAATCTATGTTAGAAAGCGGGTCACTTCTTACAGCAAAAGAAGAGATTACTGCTTACGTCCCGGACGAAACCCTTATAACTACAGCGGATAAGACAGCTATCCTTGCGGAGTTAACAGCATTAGGAGTATAAATGAGAAGCGAGATAAAATATGTGCTATACTTAGTAGGCTTAGGAGCATCACTCGTTGCTTATGCTAATTTTACTTTTGCTACTAAAGAAGAAGTTCGTGATATAAAAAGTATGTTGAGAACTATAGATCAAAGAGTGTACGATATTCACTCAGAACTTATCAAGGAGAGATAGATGGATGTTAAATTGTTATTAGATGACTTAAAAGGAAAGGGTCTAGACTTAGGTGAGGACGCTGCTAAGTTAGTAGTCGAGTCAGTATTTGATTGGGTTTCAGCTGAAGCTTTGAAATCAGAGAACAAAGTTGACGATCTTCTACTTGCAGTTATGCCAGTAGTTAAGCCTATGATCATGGACCTATTAGACAAGATTGACGGTAAAGAAGGATAATTATGAAAATTAGAAACTTACACATCTCTTATCTACTAAACAATATGCTGTTGTTTAGAAACGAAATTTCTAAGTCAGCTTCGGCTGGTAACTACAATGCTGACATGAATGACATCGTTAGATACAAAAAGTATCACGCTGTCATGCAAGCAGACTTCGACTACTTCAAGGGACAAACTGCTCTTGATTTACCTAAGTCTCATCCAGAAGACATTGAACTACCAGACCTAAACAAAGAGTACAACTACGACTCACCAAGAGTTGTTTTCTTGCTAAGACTTTTGGACGCAGGTATGCACGAGCTTAAAGCTAGTCAGTCTGCAGAAAAAGCTAGTGGTATTGAGCCGCCTGATGCAGCAAGATACCAAGCTGTACTCGACGGTATTACAGGATGGATTGCTAACATGGAAGCTACTCAGCCCGTAGATGCACCAGAACACGCTAATATGGAATCATTGTGATTGTAGCAATTTTTGAACTCTTAGGGGCGGGTCTCCGCCTCTGGAGTGATGAAGCTAAACTTAGGTATAAGAAGAAGTTATACAGACTTGAGAAGAAATACTATGAAGAGTCCAACAAAGATAAACCTGATCATGCTGTGCTTGATGACATTGAATTTGAGTTGCAGCTCCTTGCTCGCAGCTTCGCCTCCGAAATTGAAAAATCGGCGGTTGAGACTGTGCCCAGATAAGCCAGGTTTTTGTTACACATATTGCGAAAAGAAAAGATTCTTATCCAAAAGATGTAAGCGTTGGGTTACTGAGTTCTTTGACCTCAACGATCCCGAGACCCGTAAAGAATTAATCGACACAGGTTTCTCTGCAACCTCTAGTCAGAGGTTCCGCAAATAATAGTTAATTGTTCTTTGAAATTCTCAGGATAAACAAACTCAGCTATTCCTCCTGCTCGTCGTATTTTTTCAATATTATGCCATTGGAGCTTTGTTCTGCCAGATAACTTGAGCCCTGGCTTTGTCTTATAATATATCTCCCACTTTGAGCGTTTGAGTTCCCAAGCAAAAAACCTACCGCCTCTAGTGCATCCGATAATGTCAGGTATTCCCCTAATGGAGGCAGCTTCTTTAGTGAAAAAATATAAACCCCGAACACTTTTAAGCTTCTTTATGACCTTCTTGTGAAAGTCTTTCTCTAAGGGTTTCGTTCTCTTCTTCGAGTCGCTCCGCCCTTTTTTGATTCTCAACGGTTTCAATAATGAGTCGTCCAACTTCCTTGTCCTTTGCTGCATGGTCAGACTGCAGTGGAAAGATTATGGTTTCCCAAAGTCCCTCATAGAATAGCTTCATTGCATCTAGAGTATTTGTCGTCTTGGTGAAATCCCTACTATCTAACACTTGATCAAAAAATCTCCACTCAATCTGTTTAATATCGCTGTTCTGTCTATCAAGCATGGCCACCGTATCGCGTAACGTGGCTTGTGCGTTCTTAGGTTTCTCTACTTTTATAAGTTTACCATCTTTCATCTTAATCATCAGTGTACCTCCGCCCAGTTCTTGCCTATCTTATACTCACCATCCAAGGGTAAATTAAGATTATAATATTCCCCTGCTAGTTTAATTGAGTCAACCATTCGTTGACCTATATCTTCTGTTATTGATTGATTATTAGTTACTACTTCCCATTCGTCATGCACGTTTAAAACCTGCTGACACTCCATAGGATCGTCCCAAAATATGACGTTAGCTTTCTTCATAACCACGGCTCCCGCGCCTTGAAACAAAGTATTTAGGGCCTTGTGCTGACTTCTAATATGGAGGTGACGACCGTCTAATCCCTTGAGCCATCCCCTGTTCTTCGCGGCCCGCTGTACGTCGTCCACTAGGCGACCCAAACCTACAATTCTGTGATATAATTTCTCTCTTGTTTCCTTGCCGACTCGCAGGTTCTCTGATTTTAGTTTCTTTCCAGTAATAATTGCACCAAGCTTTTCATTACCAGCCCCATATAACAGAGCGTAAATAAAAGTTTTGGCCATATCCCTAGTTGGAATTTCGCCCGCCTCTTGGTTTTTTGTATGGACATCGCCAACAACTGCTTCTTTAGCATACTCTCCTCCATCATATCTATGCAGGTAATGTCCTAACATTCGTAGTTCAATCCCGCTGGCGTCTGCTCCTACCATCCATCCATTGCCAGAGTGAAATAACTCTCTACACTCTTTGCCTTTGTAGCCTCTTACCGATGGAACTTGAGATAGATTAGGATTGCTATGAGTACACCTGCCTGTAACAGCGCCATTAGTATTAACAGATCCGTAAATTCTTCCGTTCTCAACCAATTTAAGCCAAGCATTTTTACCACTAGTTATGTATCCTCGGACCTTGATTCGCTCGAAAAGGTCGGCGAACTGTTCTGCTTCGGGATAAGGTAATCCTCGGAGGACTTCATCATCCACTTTTGGGTTATTGTTGTCGGTAAATACAGTAGGTTGCCATCCGTATTTTTGTTGAAAGAAGTGGACAACCTGTTCTCTACTTCCAGGGTTAGGTTCAATCCAGGTAATTTTAGTACTAGGGCATCCTGTTCTATATCCCAGTTTGCTATTATCCTTCTTAGGTATAAACAGTTTTCCTCGCTTAATTCGTACTGGAAGGATTGGGGATAGTCGTTCTCTAAGAGCATCGAGATCTTGCTCGACGGTAGCGGCGAGGGCTTCGGCTTTTTTCGTGTCGAAAAGTATTCCATTACTTTCCTGATTATAGATAACCTTTTGAAAATCATGCTCTAATTCTATAGCTTCCTTGCTATAGTCCTTAGATACTAGTTTATCATATAGGGCTTTGTTTACCTTGGTATCCTGCTCACAATACTTGCCCATTTCAGGAGTGTACTTGTCCCACGGACCGCGAAACTCTCCCTTGTGTTCCCCTAGTCTATGCCCCCAAGCTTCCAAAGAATGTGAGCCGTATAGTCGCGGTGCGACCTTTTTCTTGGTATAATCTAATTCAAAGAGGTTTGTGTAGATCAGCCGCGACACGTTAAGAGTGTCAAAAACTTCACCACTCCATCTAAATCCCAGGATCCTTTCGAGGACAGGTAGGTCGTAGCATAAGATATTATGCCCGACCAAGACCTGTGACTGCAAAAGAAATTCGATGCCTTCTGATAGTCTATCTGGTCCGAACAAAAATAAACCGCGTTCGTTCAGGGCAGAGATACAATGGACTTCAGAGACATGACGAACTTTCTTTGCGTTCGCTTCTATGTCGAAGACAGTAATCACTTTCTTCTGCGAGTAGCTTTTTTCTTGGTAACTTTGGCTTTCCCAGCTTTCTTAGTCACTTTCTTAGTAGCTCTCTTTCTCTTAGTCTTTACTTCTACGACGTAATCACGACCGTTAGTAGCGTTAAGATCAAGGGTCACTACTCCAGTTTCTTCCTGGAACAAAGCTAGGACTTGAGCTGTAACCATCTGGTTAATTTTTTGACTTAGAACTAGTGCGTCTTTTGCGACCTGACTCATACTTACTCCTTTGAGTTTCAATGAGGGAGTTTAAAACCTCCCCCATCTTATAGTTGTATTCTTTTGCAAGAACATTAAGAAACTTCTTGTTCTTAATTGTGATACCTCTAACATAAAGTTGTGTTGTCGGTTCTTTTTTCTTAAGCATTAAAACTCCACAGTATCCTCTGCAAAAGTAGCTTCTGCTTCGGGCTTTTCAGCTTCCGAAACATCCATCTCTTTCAAGAGTCTATACATTTTAAAGGCTTGAGCTTCATCCTCTTTGGATGATTTCTCACCTTTGGTTATACCAAAAGCAAGCCAGGTATGTTCCTTCCCATTCACTTCCGTAGCCCTTAATTCAAAGGTGTACGCAGCCGGGGATAACTTCTCCAAGGCATTTTCTTGGAACATACTCTGGCCTAATTGTCTTCCTGTTTCTCGGGATGAGTTTTTGAAGTCAACTATATATGGTTTCACTACGCCGCGCTCTAGATCGTGTGTGCGTAATACAAAAGCGCGATACATAACGAAAAAACATTCATCTAATACTGGCATCCTTTTATTCTTGGACCGCGATGCGGGTCTCTGGGCATTACTTTGGTCAAAGTACTCAGTCCTATCCCACACCCATTTACCGTCTACCAATTTTTCAACGTCCCATCTCTTTTCTAAATGAAAAGGAATAAAACCCATAGGCTCGTCAATAGAACCAAGCAAGTCTCCAGTTCTGTTATCACGGAAGTCTCCTTCTTTTGCTTCATGGTCACGGTCTTTAACCATCTTACTCATACCGTGCATAAGTAGGATGTTACTCAGTCTGTAATCCTCTGTACCGAGGTTCGAGGCTTGGCCCCAAGCGGCTGTTTGTTCTGCGGTTACTTCATTTCCATTTGTCGTTACTACATCTGTCATTTTTTACTCCTTGTAAGTCTCAGTTTTTTAATCGTACTAGGCTCGCTTAGTCCTGGTATCATTTGTTCTGTGTCTTGTAACTCTTCTTTAACCCAAGAGTTTAAAGTCTGGCTGTTTACACTAAAGAGGTTCCAAAAGGACTCTTTGCCATACTTATCCTGGATGTACTTTGCTAAGGCCTTCTTATCTTCGGCGGACTTTGGTGTTTGGTACGTGGTTCGCTCGTACTCCGAGCATTTTCCGAGTCCATCAACATTCCAGTTAGTCTTGCCAGCTGATTTGAGCAGGTCGAGAAACTTCCATTCAAGGTCTGCCATAATAGCGTGGGCTTCCTTTGCTGTTTTATTTTTCTCATCGTAATCATTTCTTGCCTCGACGTAGCTGCTAAAAGCTTGATCGAGTGCTTCAACAGATACGTCTTCAAAGTTAGTTTCTCCCCAGGTCTGGGAAGAGTTCGAGTTGTTCGGGTTCATTTTCTTTCTCCTTTGTTTTCCAAGTCAATAGTTCAATTTCCGTTTGCATTTCACCAATCTTCTTTAATAAGTGATCAATAATAACCTTTGCGTCATAGTCCATCGCTTTCACTCCAATCAATAATTTTGTCTGAGATATTTTGTTTATTTTCTAACGCTTCCAACACCCTTTCATCAGCTGTTTTCGGCGTAACGAGATCAATTTTAACAATTTGGGAATGTATTTGGCTTCCGCCTCTGTGATTTCTAGCTTCAGATTGCTTCTCTTGATCAAAACTGAAATTCCTAGAAAATACGATCGAGTAAGACGCTGCCGTAAGATTAACTCCAATTCCACCAACTCTTCGGCTTCCAACAATAACACGAATATTTGGATCCTCTTGGAATAGGTTAACATTCTCTTTTGCCTCGGCTTTCTCCAAAAGAGTAGTATAGTTAATCTTAAGTCTATCACATAGCCGAGTTATCATTTTATAATTATGCTTCCAGGAAGCCCAAACAATTACTTTGTGTTTTGGGGTAAGTTCCAACAATAAGTTTTCTAATTCCTTTAGTCTAGGATTATCTACAAACTCATGGAACCCGCCTTCCTCGTCCTTCATAAAGCCGTACGTTATCTCTAATAGCTTCTGCAGTTTAGTCAATGCCATGCTGGCAACGACAGCTTTAGAGTTCACATACGTAATAAAATCCTTTTTCATCTCAATATAATACTTGAGTTGTTCCTTCGACAATTCTACATATCTTCTTGTTTTGATAAGTGGTGGAAGATCTTTAAGACATTCGTCTTTAGTAATTCTAGTGGCGATTCTATTAACCTTTCCGTTAAGCTCCTTGGTACGTGCTGTATTAGGAACCCATTTCGGAAAACTCTTGGCACCTGTCCATCCTTGATTGATATTGACCATATATTGCTTTTGAAAAGTATAGAAATTCGGACCGAATATTCGTCCACCATCAAGGAACTTATATTGCATGAATATGTCCTCGGGACTATTGATGATGGGAGTTCCTGTAAGTCCGACAACATATCCTCCGAGCTTCCTTGTAACGTCTGAGAGTTTGACTGCTTTTTTACTTCGCTTTGATTTGTGTGATTTAACATAATGTAATTCATCCCCCACTAAAAACATGGGCGCGTAATCGCAAAGCAGATTAAATACAGTGTCGTTTATTAATGCTTCCCAGTTTATTATAATTATATTGTCGCCGCTACACGCTTCGAGTAACGAGTCAATCCTTTTCTTACCACTTCCAGTAATAACTTTAACTCTATCCTCGGGGATCTTACTCCAAACAGAGATTTCTTTTTGCCAATTATACATTGTTACTGTAGGCCCTAGTATAACGGTTCGGAGGATCGCTTTATGAACGTTAAACTTGTTCCTTATAATGTTAATGGTTGCGCCAGTCTTACCAGTACCCATCTCCCACAACAACGCAAGAGAGTTTTCTTTTTTAGAAAGCTCAAGTATTTCCATTTGGTGTGGATAAGGTTCGATGTAATGTTTCATAGTTTTCCCAGTGCAGGTAAGGCTAATAAAACGATTTCACTTTTGCAAGAAAAAAGACGGCCCCGAAGGGCCGCCGAACTAAGGCTCCTGGGAAAGCAACCGTTAGAACGAGTCGATAGACTCAATGCTATATTAAAATGATCTTTACAATTAGACAATCAATACTTAACCTAAGTTTTTATACATCCTGGGGAGAGCTTTGCTGCAGATCTTAAAACAAAGATACTTATTAAACGAACGTACTGGCAAATACAACACGCCTATGTTCTTTATGAACCCAAAGATAAATACCGAATCCGTACCCGATCTGTTCAATAACTTAGAAAACATCATAAAACAAATCCCTGAAACCGAACGATACAATTTACACTATACAGTATGCGAGTGTCACGATGAAAGTAAGCCGAGAGTATTTAAAAGACAGAATATTATTCCATTCGATATTGATGATATGGATGTTGATCGCTATGAACATTATCTGGCACCTGTACTTGCAGCTATCGGTAACCTCAATCCGAGTGACGTTGGGATTGTTATCAGTGGGCGGGGTCTCCATTTTCTTGTTGGTACTATTGATTACATTGATAGACCTGAATATTTTAAAGAAACAAAAGAACATTACAAGTTAATCTGCGATAGGATTAACCGTCGTCTGAAGCAATTAAAGCTTCCAGGTAAGACGGACTCAGCAATATGGAGTGCGGGTCACACCATGCGTTTACCTGGGACAGAGAACCGCAAAACTCCGAAAGAGGGATACAAAGATCTAAATTTTGTCGGTGAATGTAAGCTCGTCCAAAGAACCATAAATCCCCTTCCTGTAACGATAAAATCTCTTGCAGGTGGAGAAGAGTTTCCAGAGGATGAAGGCTACGTAAAGGTAAAGAGTAAATTTTTAGGAGGGAGATACCTACCTGATACGGAGGGGATCCTCTCAGAGTGTGAATTTTTAAAGTGGTGTCAGAACAATCAAGAGCAAGTGAAGGAACCACAGTGGTATGCAATGCTGTCAGTCGTTGGTCATCTGGAAGACGGACGTACACTATGCCACAAATTTTCAGAAAAGCATCCTTCTTATAACTTCGACGAAACCGAAGAGAAAATTGACCAGGCAATAAGCTGCGCCGGACCGAGGACCTGTGAGAAAATAGATACTTTGTGGGATGGTTGTAAAACATGCAAACACTACCAGAAATGTACTTCCCCTATATCTATTAAATCAGAAAACTATATAAAAACAAAAGATACAGGTTTTAGAGAGATAACCGTCAAGAAAACCGAGGCCGGATACGTAGAAATGCCCGGCAAAATAGCGTTTGAAGATCTAAGAAAATTTTTCGAGCAAGAACATCCTTATGTCTCTACCGAAGCAAAGGTAGTTTATATATTTGACGGCAAGAAATGGTCGAATATGCCTGACATCTTCCTGGAAGGGTTCGCACAAGAGCATGTAAAACCTGCTCCAAATAGTCAGCAATGTGGAGAGTTTCGTAAGCTTGTCTTTAGAACTAACCAAATAGATACCGAATGGTTTAACGATACAACCTTTAAGAGAATTAACCTAAGTAATGGAGTATTGGATCTTAGAGGGAAAAAACCAAAATTATTACCACATTCAACCGATTACGGTTTCATGAGTGTGTTAGACTATGATTATGATCCCGAAGCAGAGTGCCCGATCTTCGATCGCTTCATGGACGACGTGACTCTGGGAAGAACCGATCTTCGAGATGTACTTATGGAGTTTGCTGGGTACGCTTTCTCCAATGAGACCTGCATCTACGCCAAAGCCTTGATTCTGTTAGGGGAAGGTAGTAACGGAAAGTCTACCTTCCTCAACGTCTTAAAAAAGTTAGCAGGAAAAGACGCTTTTAGCTCTCTTTCTGCAAAAGATCTAGACAATGAACAGCAGCGAGCCCAGTTACAAGGTAAACTCTTCAATCTAGCCGAAGAGACCCCTACCAGAGCCTTTGTAGACAGCTCGATATTTAAAAACATAGTGTCCGGCGGATCTATACCAGTAAAAATGCTCTATAAAGATCCATTTTCAATCGAACCGCGTGCCAAACTTATGATGGCCGCCAACGAACTACCTAGGTCCGCCGACACTTCTAAAGGTTTTCTAAGAAGACTACTTATCGTTCCTTTCGATGCAGAGTTTAGCGATGAAAGAAAGAACAAAGACTTATTAATCGAAGACAAACTATTCACGGAACTGCCTGGTGTCCTAAACAAAGTCCTAGAGGGCTATCAGAGACTTAAAAATCAAAAACATTTTACCGATAGTCAGACTGTTAAAGAAGCTATCTACGAGTACCGCGACTCGATTGATCCTATCTCTGGTTTTGTTAGAGAGTGTCTTGTAATTAAAGAAAAGCAAGATGAAGGTACAGAATTTAATAGAATTTATGGCGAGTACCGCGCTTATCTAGAGGAACAAGGTATAAGACAAACGCTAGATTCTCCTAGATTTTCTAAACAGCTAAGTAAATTTGTTGTTGATTATAAAGAAAGACGCAAAAGAAAAGGTAAGAATAGAAAAGTCCATCTTGGAGGAGTCTATCTTATTGCACAGGAATCGGACTTTTAACTTCTTTAACATCAAGCATAGCGGTTTTTAATATAGAACTAATCTCGAGGTTATTGTCTCGATAGTCCTTATCCTCTACTATCCAATGCGTAAAATGATAAAAATTTTTAGTCTCTTCCCAGAAAACACCTATTCCGACGACAACTATCTCTGTGGCCTCTGTATTTCCACACGAATGATCAAAAAACCTGTACTGATAAACCTTATTTCTCTTTAGTTTCTTTTGCATACCCTATTGTATCAAGGGCAGGATTAGCTTCAACGAACGCTTTTAGTCAGCTAATTGCGTATTTTCCCACGTTTGATACACTTAAGTACATGGTAGAGTCAGCTCTGGTAATTCCAGATTGTCATATACCCTGGCACGATAAGAAAGCCTGGGATCTTATGCTAGAAATTGCACAATTTCAAAACGATCTGTTACCATTAAAAGAGATCATAATTCTTGGAGACTTTGCCGATTGTTATGCGGTTTCTCTTCACTCCAAGTTACCTAGTCACCTGCAGATGACCCCTCGGAAGTTCACGGACGAACTCTCCGAGGCGTATTACCATCTTAAACAATTACGCGATACTTTTCCGGGAGCGGAAATAATTTACCTCGAAGGTAATCACGAAGCGCGTATGCAGAAATACATTATCAAAAACTGCGAGACAATAGCTCCATATATAAAAACACTTCCAGAGATATTGCACCTGGATTCAATGAACATAAGGTGGGTTCCCTATGGTAGGCATCAGCTATATCCTGTTCTCAATTCTAATCTCTATGCTCGGCACGCTCCTTGGGATGGCGGTAAGCACACTGCTCGCGGTTCTGTGGATAAAGGGCATATATCCCTTCTTTTTGGCCATACTCACCGTAAACAAAGGGCCACGGCGACGAGGGCGGACAAAGAAGAAATAGAATGTTTCTCAATGGGATGGCTAGGAGACGAAGATGCTGAAATTTTTGATTACATGGATAAATCGAATTGGTCAAAATCCTTTGGCTTTGTATTTAAGCACAAAGATAATACATTCGTTGATGTGGTCGATATTAAAAAGAATATGGCTCAGTACCACGGACAAATTTATACGTAACCGTCAGCCTTCTTACATCCCTGTAAAAAACGAGAAAGCAAATAGACAACTTCCTCGCGAGAATAACCCATCCGAATAAACTCATAGGCAAATTTCTCAGTAAGCAAACCGTATTCCTCGAGCCGCTGGTTCGCTACTACACTTTCTTGTTTCTTTATCTGATCATTCAAACTCATTATCTCTCCATCTGGACGTAAGTCTTAGCGCATTTTCCGTCCGTTCTCCCAGGTTGACCTGGCATATAGTAGTATGGTTGCACCTTAGATCTATTTCTAAGACATCCATCTTCGCCTAATATCCATTCATCGGGTACATGCTTCGATACACACTTCTGCAAATTATTCAGAGTCGGTACATTTTGGTTATACACACAATGAGTAACTTTCTTCTTCTCAATAGGAGTCAACGGCATGTGAAACAAGGCCCGCGCTACGAGTGTTACTGTTATAGCGGTATTCATAAATTTAAAACTTTGTCCCAAAAACTTTCCTTTGAAAAAAGGTCTTTGTTTTTCTTTTTCACATTATAAACATGAAAATCATAAGCATTAAACTTTTCCTTCCAATACGGCCTTACATCTTTTGGAAACGACTTCTTCCAATGAGATCTATAAGCAATACAATCAATATCCCAGCCAAAATGCTCGCGGTAATACATCAATTGGTCAAAGAGCCGCGAACGTCCTTTAGTCGTAGATAATCGTTTTATCTCAACTCTAATTGGTTTGATGATATTATTTTCCCCCATGTCAGATAACAATTCTCCCAATGTAGGGATCCAAGGAAAAATATCTTTGATTTGCCTTAATTTCAGACCTCTCACCTTATGATCTAGGCCATAAGATTCAAAGTCTCTATCGTGAAATACAATTATTTCACCATCGTTAGTTTCGTTAATATCAAACTCCCAATATTTAAAATCAGGAAGTGCTTGATGCTTTAAATTGTATCGCATCCGCTCAATGGTGTTTTCTCTGCCTGTTGTTGATTTTTTACCGAGCCTATGCCCTAGATTTTTTCCCACGACGTTTCCCATTTTTGTAGATATATTTTAAAACTTTCGTATCCTTGTAACTAGCGTCTGACAAGAGCTTTAAAACTTCTCTAATGTTACCAATAGAAATTTCTTTTTTACCCTTTTCTTTCTTTGCAATGTAACTTGCTAGTGTACTAATGTTTTTCACTTCACTTAGTTTCATATTCTTCTCCAAACGCTTCTTTAAGTGCGGTTCGTGCTACGTCCCCAAACTCACCATTATATTCAGTGCCATTAAACTCCATTCCCGCAGTTGCCTCAACTTCCTTATTGGCATAAAACTCTAAGGCTTCTCGGAGCGTGGCGATTGTTTTGTCTTTGTTTTCAATATCTTTTCTAACCTCTTTCGGCATACCTCTGTAATACTTGCGCCTTACTTTAAGCTCAAGCTCCGCGATCCGCGCTTCGAGACCTTCCACATATTCAGGATTATACATTTGGTAACATTTATTGCCTTTATGTAGCTCATCTCTCAACTCTATTTGTACCCATTTATTCATCACTCACCTCGTTTATCGTTTCGTGCTTTTTTAATACACTCAATAATTGTTGGGTACTCTTTTATCCCACAGCTATGTATTGACCTATAAAACATTATAACAAAACCGATAAAGGCGAATAAATAAAAAATATTCTTCATCTCAACCTCTCAATAGCGTCTTTGTTTTCTTGGAGAAAGGTTCGGGCACGTTTGCCACCTCGGTACCTACGGTCAAGGTCTTCTTCATCGTCATGATCGTAGGCGACCATGATTGCATTACCGCTGTTGCAATTATCGTAAACATAGTCGTCAATAACCCATTTGTTAATATCACCGTAAAACTCAATCACGCTCACAGCTTCTTTGAGGAGGGTTTCAAGGTGATCTGTATATGGTTCGTTGGCTTCAAAATGAAACCTAACCCCAGACCAGTCAGTGAGAGACCAGTCAGTGAGGGCTCCGTTTTTATCTAGCCACTCTTCCCATGTATATCGCTTAGTCATCACACTCACATCTTTCACTTGCTTCCTCACAATCAGGACAAGGCGGCTCGGGTTCATTACAAACGCAAGCCTGCTTCTCACAGTCCGCGCAACATTCACAGTCTTCCTCACCACACAAACCGCATGGTTGATCTAAATAATCTAGGAGTCGTTTCTCCCAATACCTATCCTCGGGACTATTACCGTAACAACCACTCATTTATTTCTCTTTAGTTGTTTATATTTATCCTGCAAATGTTTATGTTCTGCTTGAATGAATCTAAGTTTGGCCTGTAATTTTCCGTTCTCTCGCATTACATTTTCTATTCCAGTGGTAACTTGAGAGATATTAAGAGCAACTAAATCCTCATAAGCTTTTTTCATTTCATCATACTGAGCGCGAAGGAACGCGTTCCGTCCTTCATAAAACATTTTATCTCTATTACACTCTCTGTATTTTTCACGCCAATCTGTCAAAACGAGTACTCCATAATTGTTTCTGCAATCAAAGCAGCATACGTTGCTGGATCTTCAATGATGGCCCGCGATTCGCGATGTTCGACATCCCCAAAACAGGGTTCCAGTAAAATGGCAGGGCAGTCCATAACCTCAACATTATACTTTCCTCGGCTCGCGTTGCTATTTCTTAATTTTATAGAATAAAAATTTTGCATTTTCTTTGCCCAGATCGCCCCGAATTTATGTGCTTCGGTGTTGTTCCAAATAAATTCACAACCTTTTGCAACCTGTACACCATTAAAGGCGTTAACATGCAATTCAACCACTAGACTAGCACCAAAGAGACTCACTTGCTCGGCTAGGTCTTTCATTGCCTCCTCATAGGGCAAATCAGCGCGCCTCCAAAAGATTTCAAAAGCGTCTGTTATCAATGGCAGTCTTGAATAAAGGTATTTGTGAATCATGTCCTGATGCCATGACCATTCAGAATGTCCAGAGTAGAGTTTCGCACCTTGATGTTTGGCGCTATGACCGATGATAAGAGCTAATTTCATTTTGCTTCCCAGTAAAATGGTAACGCTCGGTCGGTGTTCAAGGCACGCGAACCGAGCAACCAATTACACTCTTTTTAGGAGTGAAAGCAAAAAGATTTCATTGTTGTATTATTCTGTCAAGAAGTTTGAGGCTATTTCGTGCCAATTGACCCGCCAAAGGCTGCCAACATCAAGTAAAACGTCATAAACAGGATTATTACGGTCATCTAAACCGTAGTATATTTCAAACTCTTCTCTAAGGTCTGCGTCTTTAGGTAAATTTGCAAAAAACTCATAAGAACTTGGATCGTTAGTCATCCAAAGGTTAGCTGCCCACGTCTCGCGGTTCGACCAGCCGTTATATGTTTCATTGTCCATTTTTTACTTCTCCCATGGATAACCCCAGGAATAAATAGGATCGTCTTTCATGCAATAACAGTACTCGAGATCGTCATAATGGTACTTCTCACACCAAGGCGACTCACCATGCGTTTCGATGGTGTCTATCTCACAATAATCGCGAACGATACTCTGCTTAGTGAGCATATAGTGAAACGTTTCGGTTGACGCGCTCCTCGTGCCGTGCGCCGCGTTCGCTATTGCAATAAGAATGGACAAAGAAAGAGCGCCCAAAAGAGCGCCCCAAAAAGAGTTGACTATAATGTCTTTCATTACTTTCTTGCCTTGGCTTTAATTCGCTCTATTTTACGCTCAAAAGCCGCCTTCTCGAAGGCGATAAGCTCGGCTTGAGTCATGAGTCTAGTCTTGACGTTGCAGCCTCTTTTAAGCTCTGTTAGGAGCTTTTTAGAGACTGTTGCAGAACGGAAGTAAAGAGTAGCTGAAGTGGTGGTCTTCTGTACGAGTGTAATGTTACACGGCTCGGCGGACTTAGCTAGTTGGATGGTCGAACCGAGGACCGCGGCAAGTAAAAAGGTTTTGAATAGTTTGATTTCCATTGTTATCTCCTAATGTAAGAATGGTAATTGGTACGTGTATTATAGGATAGACGTGTGGACGTGTAAAGCGACGTATGTAAGGGTTACACGCGTCTACCTTAAGTGTATGATATTATTGAGTTGAGACACGTAGGACATATATTACTCTTTCTATAAAAGTATCCTAATTTTGCTTTTAGAAAAACACAAAAATAAAACCTAATAGAGATTGTACGTGTCGCATGTCACCCTTCACCGCGTTATCCTTTAATTACTTATGGTTAAGTGGTCTCAAAGTAGACACCTAAGATGTCTATCTTTCACCCTGATATACGCGCTAAACTATCGCTCCACGAATCGCGTTACTCGAACCTCGGTATTTATTTCACGACTAGGCGCATAAAGGTTAGAGATGTAAGAAACCGCGAATAGGGGGGTGGGGGTCTCGATGCGCGGTGCGCGGTTCGCGAAGGGGGGTACCCCCAAAACTAACGGCGCGAATCCTGCGTAATAGATCCGCGTACACACAAAACTCAAATTTCAAATATAGTACTTGACTAATCTACTATTCTATTATCCAGATAATTGATCGCCCCGAATTAATAGACAAGGATCCTTTTTGCGGTTATTCTCGTCTAATGAGTGATTTAGTTCCTGGGGACGACAAAAAAGACAAAGATGACCGCTATTTCCATTATATGGATGACAAAGGTGAGCTTCATTTGGTTGATATGGTGACAGGTGACATCGTAAAGAGCGCTCCGCGGTTCGAGGACGGTCTGGTTCCGGGCAAACAATTCGCGCCACAGTTTGTCAAAGGCAATACTACTTTCTGGAATTATAGCGCGGTGTACCGCGACCTTATATGTCAGCGGGTCGCGGAGGGTATGTCGCTGACTAAGATAGCTAAACAGCCTGGTTTTCCGTCTACCTCTATAATGGCGAAGTGGCGGCAAGCGAATCCCGACTTTGAGGATATGTATCAGGCGGCACGCCAGGCGCGAGCCGAGGCGTATGCGGATCAGATTGCGGACAGTCTTGATGATATGGACGATATGAAGAAAGATGAAGTGCCGGCGCAGAAGTTGAAATACGACAAATTAAAGTGGTTGGCGGAGAAGAATGATCCTAAAACGTATGGGACTAAGGATAAGGGGGGCGAGGGCAACGCTCCTATTACGATGGTTATTAATACGGGAGTTCCTTTGGAAGATGAGGATAGCCCGGTAACGATAGAGGTAAATAATGAACAATCTTAAGGATCGCGTTTTAGATGATGCGAAGGGGTTTGTTTCCACTGGGGTTAATAACGGAAAGCCTTTGGAGCAGCAAGTAGTTGAGCTTACGCAGCAGGTACAGCGTTTGAGTAAGCAGAGGAAAGAGTCTGATCATTTCCATAAGAAGCAGAAGGATGTGGAGCGAGTGAAGCTTGTTGATAATCTTTCGGCTTTGGAGAAAGAAGTGCGGTCCTTGAAGCGAGAAAATGATAAACTAAAGAAAGCGTCTACTGATACGCAAAAGCTAGAGGCGGAGCTTAAGGGAGCGCAGCTAGAGCATAAGAGGATGTCCAAGGATTGGGACGACATGGTTAAGGCCAAAGAGGCGGCGGTTCTTGAGAAGGAGCAGGCGGCACATACTCTTAGTGAGAAGGTGGGAGAACTTGAGAATGTTAAGATTCTTCTGGAGAAAGCTGAAGCAGAATTAAATGAATTAAGAGCGCAATAATGGCAGGTAAAAAGCATTTCGATTTCTTTGAACTGTTTAGGCAGGAGAAGGGTAGGTTCATTACCCGAGTCGATCATATAGACGACTTTACGACTATTAAAGGTCTGGCTGCCCGAGGTTCGTTGGATTCGGATGCTGCTTGGTTGTTGGAGCGGACGATTACATCTAACGGTGTGATTGTAGAAGTGGAGTATGCAAACGATGCTCAGTTTACGGAAGTTTGGAATGATAGGTTATTGTCGTTCGGACCGCCGGCCACCGGTAGCGGAGCTGCTCCTGGGGATACAAACTATGCTATACCACCTACGAGAATTTTTAACTCTGATGGGTCAATTTTTACTCCTAGCGGGGGCGGTAGTTCTGTTCTCTATACTAGCGTTGCTATCAATAATACTGGGTGGACCGCAATTCCTGTTACTCCTGGAACGAATAGACTCTCTTTAAATATACAGAACAATACAGGCCAAGAAGTTAAGGTTAGTCATCTTAATGTTGGTGGGTATGCTGGTATGACTATACCTGATCAGGGCGAAAGAATTTATACGATATTTCCGAAGACTACAGCGAACGCGACTCACATTGTTTATGCGAGAAGTATAGCCAGTGCGGTCAGTTTAGACGTAGAGGAAATTCTACAATGACATTAGTTAACTCGATACAAGGACCTACTCCCTGGCGGAAATTCAAAGCGACGGTAGGCGGATCGAGTACGGTGAATATAGATACAATTCCGTTAAGTACTTTACGTAGTATTAGGTACTTTCTGGAATTAAGAAATGAAAGTTTCAATCGGTACAAAAGTTTTGAGATGTCAGCGCACAATCAGAATTCCGTTTTATGCGATACCGTGTATAATAAAATATCTGAAGGAAGCATGATGATTGAAGTGTCTATGAAGGTAGACGGATCAAATGCGGTCTTAGAGATTGTAAACAACGAAACATTCGACTTGGATGTCGAATTAATACGAGGAGTGTTAAATGGCTAGAAAAGAATTTGCAATTGAGCAAGGGATTGAGATCTTAGCATTAGATGCGGATCCAGGTTCCGGCGTAAGAGTAATTAAAGGGACAGGTGCGCCAGGGGGCGATGCCGGTCAACAAGATGATGCGCCTATTGGATCACTTTATATCCAACAAAACGGAGCATCTTCTACAATTTTCCAAAAGAAAGCTAATGCAGGAGCTAGTGGTGACTGGGAAGAGAACGGAAGTTCTACAGTCGCTATTGGCACTTGGAGAGGCGAGAACGTAGTAGTTGTAACAAACGATACTGTTACAGCGGGTGTAGCTAGAGACTTAGTAGCTAGTCCTTTTGCGGACGATGAGGGTACTACTCTTGCGGCTGCAGACTTTCAGGTTGGTGACTTTGGTATCTTTGATGCCGATGGTACTCCAGTTCTCTTGGAAGTTACAAACGTATCTGCACCTAACGTAACTTTTAGTACACCTGCAAGTGCTCCGGCTCTTGCACAGGATGATACTTTTGTTGCGAGAAACTACTTACCAGATAGTCCAGGGGATCAGGAAGGACAAGCGATTGCTCACTACAACGGTAGTGTGATTGTTAAGCTTGGCGACGTTGACTGGAACTTTGCTACAGGTATTAACCTTAGTTCTGGGTACACTCCAGGGACAGGGGATCCTACTTCATCTGATACAGTTGAAAGTGCGCTTGAGAAGATTGATGGAAACGTCGATCAACTTACTTCTGCAGTAGGTGTTTCTCAGGGTGACGCTAACATGGGGACCTACACTGGTTCTTTTCTTAACGACAACGAGTCAGCGAAGCAGAACCTACAACAGCTCGAAACAGAAGCTGAAGCTTCACGCTCTACTTCTGGTACATCTCTTGGTGATCTCAACTACGGTACTTTTACTGGAGATCTTTTAGCAGACAACCAAAGCGCTAAACAGCTTTTTCAAAGACTTGAAGATTTACTAGACGAGCTTAAATCAGTTGAAGTCACAGGTCTTACGGCCCAAGCTGCAGTTGATAGTGTTCCAGTAGCATCTTATGTTTCTTGTAAGTGGATTGTTGAAGCTTTTGAAGAAGCTACTCCAGCTAACGTACAAGCTTTTGAAATTCACGCTTTACATGACGGTACTAATACTGACGATACTATCTACTCTAAACTTAAGTTAGGAGCTAACTTTAACTTAATTATTAGTACAGACGTTAACGCCGGTAACTTGAGACTGTTAGCTCAGTCTTCTACTGCAGGTGTTACTGTTAGAGCTAGAAGAATTGGAGTAATGGATCTGTAATGGCAATAGATAGATCTAAAGCACATGAAATAGACAACGGAATTATCATTAATGATAATGGAACAGAGGGACCCTTCTATACGGGGGGTCCTTCTTCTCCCGTTGGTTTAGCCTTAGATCAAAATACTATTTATGTGCAGAACGCAGGATCTAAATGTGTTATTTGGCAGAAATTTGGCGCTGGGGCAAACGATTGGAGAATATATTCTAGCGAAGACGTTTCGTTTGATCCAAATGGTTTTGGAAACTTTGAAGTTACAGATATAAATGTTAACTTGGCCCTGCAAAGGTTTGGTAGTTTTACTGTTGCTGATTTAGGACAAGAGGAAGCTTTTAACAGTTTGTCTCAAGAGACAACAACATCAAACGGTTGGGTTTCTAAATCTAGTTTTCCTATAACAACTGAATTTACAAAGACAGCGGGACAATTTGTTGTTCAGTGGTCTGCGGAAGTTGGTCAAACAAAAACAAATAGAAACTTTGGTTTCAGAGTTTTAGCAGCCCCTACTGGTTCACCTTTAGTAGAGCTTGGGAATGTTGAGCTTACAGTTAACAGAGATAATGATTTAATAATGCAATCAGGTTTCCAAGAGATAATTGTTCCTACAGATAATACAATAGATATAGATATTCAGTTTGGACAAACGACTCAAGGTCAATCCGCTATAATTAGAAATGTTTCTGTGGAAGTGCAAAGAACAGGAGATTTATCATAATGTCTACTCACAACTATACGATAAGTACAGATACATTAAACGGCGTTGCGGATCCCTATGCACTAGAGAAAGAGATACAAGCTAGTTCAATTGTCACGGCTTTAAACAATATAACAATTAGTGACGATACTTTAACAATAGTTTTTAAAGCAGCTTTATCTGCTTTTGATACAACAACACTTACTTCTGTAGTTAATGCACATACGGGAGATCCCATTGTTGAAATTGATTCTATCCACATAGATAATCAAGCTGACTCAGATGGCGGCCTTATTACAAGGCATAAAGTTAGTAAGACAGGGAGACACTATCAAGCTCACTCCTGCGAATTTGAGACCTCTTCTTTGGGGTCTATGTATAACAAAGACAAAGACGGTAACGATTTAGGTTATTGTAATGTCAAGTTCTATAATTCTTCTGGTATGGAACTAACGGATCAACCAACTATAGATACAGATTGTGTAAAAACAGTTATGGAATGGAAACCTACTTATGACTTTGAGATTATTTCAGGTCAGATTAGGCAAATTGATAGGGTTAATTCAGATGCTTATATGTACGTTGAAGCGATAGTCCCTCTTCCTTACCCACCACCAAATGATAAATTATCACTTCCTTTTGTTTATGGAGGTATCAACCTTCAATACATTGGTGCGGACGAAATTTTAAAAACAGACGGTAGAGCTTCTAAAGAATTACAAGGTACATTAGGACAACATTTTGTTTGTACGGTAAATCACGCCGCCGGAGTTAAACATAAACTCTCTGTAATTTATGAAATATATAAGGATCCAACATGAATTTAACACTAATGGTAATTCTAGGTTTAGTTGTATTTATAGCTGCCTATGATTTTTATATTATTTACAAAGAAGGAAAGAAGGAATCTATATCCGCATGGATAATTAGATTATCTCATAAATACCCTTCAATTCCTTTTTTATTAGGATTTGTGTGCGGACATCTATTCTGGAGTATGGATACTGCAGATTGGAAGATTGAACCACCTAAAGAAGAAAAGGTTAAACAGGTAAATGAGGGAGACTAAGAGTTTTGACACAGGCTATAGACCTAGACCCCTTCAGGCTTTTCTACACAAAAGTCTGGCCAGGTTTAATGTGCTTGTATGCCATCGTCGATTTGGTAAGACGATCTTTACTCTTAATCACATGCTCGCTAAAGCACTCAAGAATACGAAAAGGAACCCACAATACGCCTACATCGCTCCAACCTATAGGCAGGCGAAGAGGATTGCGTGGGATCCTTTAAAAGAATATGCACGTAAGCTTCCTGGTTTTAAAGAGAACAAGCAGGAACTTACGATAATGATAGAAAGGAAATGGCTACCAGACCCAGACACGATTAAGATTATGTTACTGGGGAGCGATGATCCTGACACGCTAAGGGGACTTTATCTTGATGGCGCGGTTTTTGATGAGTTTGCACAATGCGATCCTATCGTCTGGGGTGAAGTTGCTCGCCCTGCTTTATCGGATCGTAAAGGCTGGGGTATTTTTATTGGGACTCCCAAAGGAAAAAATCATTTTGAAAAACGTTATGAAATGGCTTGCGAGGATCCTAACTGGTTTACATGCGTGTTTAAAGCCTCTGAGACTGGTATCATTGATGATGAAGAACTGGAAGGCATGAGGGCGGAAATGGAAGAAGAAGAGTACCAACAAGAGATGGAATGTAGTTTCAACGCCGCTATAAGAGGAGCCTATTATGCTTCGAGAATTAATGCGATTGAAGATAAGGGCCAGATTGGTGATTATCCTTATGACCCTACTACCCCTGTTGATACTTTTTGGGACCTTGGTATGGATGATGCTGTGGCTATATGGTTCAGGCAGAGAACTAGATCTGGGGACTTCAGATTCATTGACTATTTTGAAGACAACGGGAAGTCAATTCCTGAGCTTTGTAAAATTATAAAAGACAAAGAATACGCTTACGGAAGACATATTCTTCCTTGGGATGCGAACACTAGAGAGCTTGGCTCTGGTCAAACAAGGCTAGAGATCTTTAGGAAACACCTAAGAGGCGTAGATATTCAGAAACGACAAGCTGTTAATGATAGAATTGCAGCCGGTAGAAACTTAATACCTGTTTCATTTTTCAATAGAGATACTACTCAAAAAGGTCTGGACGCTTTAGTGAACTACCAAAAAGAGTGGGATAGTAAGATGCAGGTTTTTAAATCTAATCCTAAAAAAGATTGGTCATGTCATGGAGCAGATAGCTTTGGTTACTCTGCATTAGATAGAAGAGAATCCAGGTTTGCTGATCAACATTATGATGAGTTACCAAGACAAGCGGAAATGGATTACGACGAATTGGAGGCTATATGAGTTCAAGTGGTGGGGACGTTTTTTCTAAAACAGTTAATAAAGCGACTGAAAAAGTAGGCGGCTTTCTAGGAGATATAGGCATCTCTGACGAAAGCACAAAAGGATCTATTACTGGCGGCCTCTTAGGCTCACAGCTTCCGGGAGGACTTATTCCTGGAGCAGCTTTAGGAAAGATCCAAGGTGAAAAAGTAGAACAAGCGAGAGATGAAGCGGCGGCAGCGGATGAGGCAGCTAGAGTTCGTTTTAATGAAGATATATTTAGATTAGCAGAGAGTTTGCAAGGTAAGATTGCTTCACGACCAGAGTTCGATTTTGAGTCTTTAGAGTTTATTGGATCAGACCCTAGAGAAGAAAGATTAAAAAGATTAGTACAATCTTTCACAACACGATCCGATGAAGTTTTTTCTTCTAGATTTGAGCCAGGCATATCTCAAACTAGACTATCTTTAGTGGAGTAAATCATGGATAAACTAGCAGAATTTGTAAAAAAGACTCACGCCAGAATCAAAGGTGATAGGCATAACTGGGATAGTCACTGGCAGGAAGCTCTTGATTTGATTATTCCTAGAAAGAGAAATGTATTTAGTTTTAGATCGCAAGCTCCAGGAGAGAAAAGACAGACTAGAGTTTACGATGCTTCACCTATACAAGCTAACGCTCTACTTTCCTCTGCGTTACATGGGATGCTTACTAACCCAGCTACGCAGTGGTTTGGACTAAAGACAGGAATTGATGAAATTGACGGACTAGACTCTGTTAAAAAATATTTACAGCTAACAACTAGGCGGATGATCCAAATTTTTAACTCGTCAAACTTTCATTCTGAAGTACATGAGGTTTACCTTGACCTTGGAGGAATAGGGACGGCTGCACTTAGAATTGAAGAAGATGATGAGAACGTAGTTAGATTTCAAGCTAGACCAATTTACGAACATTATATTAAAGAAGATTATAAGGGATTAGTTAACGGTATCTCTAGAGAGTTTAAACTAGAGAGTCGTCAGGTTAAGAACCAATATGATCTTAAAAAAGCAGCTAAACGTCTTCCACCTATGGAGAGATTTAAGCTAGATAAGTTTGATCAAGACGAGATGAAAGAGTGGAACTTAATTCACTTTGTATTCCCAAGGAAAGAGTTCCCACAAGATGAGCTACCTTCTAGGGCCAAAAGATTTAAGTGGGTATCTGTCCATGTCGTAGAAGATCTTAACATTGCAATAGACGTGCAAGGGTTTAAAGAGTTCCCTTACGTAGTTCCTAGGTGGACTAAGACTTCTGGCGAAATGTACGGAAGAGGTCCAGGTATTCAAGCGCTACCAGATATTAAAATGCTTAATGAAGTTATGAAGGTACAAATTAGAGGGGCACAGAAAACTATTGACCCAGCTTTACAAGTACCAGATGACGGAATGAGTTTACCTATCAGAACTACTCCAGGTGGGATCAACTACTACAGAGCAGGGACGCCAGATAGAATTGTTCCCCTGGATACAGGCAGCAGGCTTGATATTGGCGATCAGTTTATGGAAGAGATCCGTAAACGAATTAGAGAAGCTTTCTTTATCGACCAACTACAACTAGTAGAAGGTCCACAAATGACGGCTACAGAAGTGCTTCAGCGTACAGAAGAGAAGCTAAGGTTACTAGGTCCTGTACTAGGTAGATTACACTTTGAGTTCTTAAAACCATTGATTGATCGTATGCTTGGGATCATGGGAAGAAAAGGATTACTTCCAGAGGACGCACCGCCTGAGCTAAAAGACTTAGACTTAAGAGTTCAGTTTAGCTCTATGATTGCAAGATCTCAGAAAGCAAGTGAAGCAGATAATATCTCAAGAGTTATAGGAATAATGGCACCTGTCATTCAAGCGCAGCCAGAAATTATGGACAACATAAACGGAGATGGTATGCTTGATTTCGTCGGTGACACGTTTGATGTACCTAATGAAATTTTTAGAAGTAAACGAGAGGTTGCGCAGCTAAGACAGCAAAGACAACAAGCTCAATTAGAAGCGCAAGAACTTGAGAAACAAAAACTACAGAGTGAATCTGCAAGAAATCTTGGAGTACAGATACAAGGAGCATAATTTTGGGGAGAGCAGCTAGGAAAACTGAAACGGCAGTTAGTAATTTGTCGTATTTAAAAGAAGTCTTTGAAACAGAAAAAGGTAAGAACCTTTTGTACGATATGTGCAAGAAGTTTCATTACTTTGACTCATCTTACCAAGGAAACGTAAACGATATGTTATTCCGCGAGGGAGAACGTAATGTTATCAATTATATAATGCTACAGCTTAAACAAAACCCAGCAAAGATACTTGATGAATTTCGTAAACGACAACAACAGGAGATGGAATATGAAGATTAGTTTTTGGAGATTTCTGTTAAACTACCTATATGATAATAGGGGAAGTTTATCGCTTACAGGAGGGGATGCAGGAGCAGCTACAGGAGATGGAGCAGGCGATAGTGAGCTACCTCCTGGAGAACCTGGAGGAGAACCCGCAGAAGGTACTCCAGATGGCGATCCTCCCGCTGGAGGACAGTCGGGGGAGTCTTTTCTTTCTGGTTTACCAGAGGACTTAGTTTCTGACCCTAGTCTTAAAGTTTTCATGGACGATAAGAACAACGTCAATGTTCAAAACTTAATTAAATCCTACGTACACGCGCAAAGAAAGATGGGAGAGAAGGGAGTTAGACTTCCTGATAGCCACTCTACTGATGAAGACTGGGCTAATTTCTACAATCAACTTAGACCCGCAGAACTAGAGAAGTACGAAGTTAACAACACCTTGGAAGAGGGCGTTCAATTAGACGAACAGATGTTTAACGGCTTCAAAGCGGAAGCTCATAAAGCTGGATTATCAACTAAACAGGCACAAAGTTTAGTAAATTGGTTTAACAGTGTAAGTGCGCAGAACCAAACAGCACTACAGCAGTCTCAAACTGAAGGCTACGAGGCAGAAGTTAAGGCTTTAAAAGCTGATTGGGGCGAAGGTTTCGACAGGGAAGTCCAATTGGCCAATAGAGCGGTAAAGGAATTTGCTGACGAGGCTACAATTAAGTACTTAAAAGACTCTGGTCTTGATGGAAACGTCACATTAATAAGACTTTTCAATAAGATAGGAAAAGGTCTTTTAGAAGATAAGTTCACACAAGAATCCCATGGAACTTTTGGAGCTACAAAAGATGAAGCACAAAAGAAAATGGCGACTATTCTTGGAGATCAGGGACATCCATACTGGGATGCTGCCCATCCATCGCACCAACACGCAGTAGCAGAAATGCTTAAATTGCAAGAGGTTGCGAACCGCTAATCTTGACAATAATCGGCGCAGTGGTATCCTAAATGGTATGCAACCCTGGGACAATCGCTGTGTCGATCCTTTCACAGTGGGCTGTTAGGCAAGATCTTCATTGAAGGCAATCTCACCGAAAAAACTTTAAATTTATTTTTATTAATCTAGGAGGAGAATATGTCTCAGCAAATCCCTACGGCACACGTTAAGCAGTATTCTGCAAATGTGTTCCATTTATCACAACAAAAAGGATCGAGACTACGTGCATCTGTTAGACAAGAAAGTCTAAGAGGTAAAAGTGGTTTCTATGACAGAATTGGACAAGCAGTAGCCCAGAAGAAAGTATCTCGTCACAGTGATACTCCTCAGATGGATACTCCACATAGTAGACGTAGAGTTACTATGGTTGACTATGAGTATGCTGATCTTGTTGATGATCAAGATAAAATCAGAACTATCTTTGATCCAACTAACCCATACGCTCAAGCAGCTGTTTGGGGACTTGGTAGAGCAATGGATGATGAAATCATCTCTGGAGCTTTAGGTACTGCTTACGGTGGAGAAGAAGGTTCAATTGCGGTTGCCCTTCCTAACAGCCAAAAAGTAGCAGCTCACGACGGTTCTACTCTTACTGGCGTTAACATGAATGTTAGAACGCTTAGAAAGATCAAAGAAAAATTTGACGGCAATGATGTTGATGAATCTATCCGTAAGTACGGAGCTATTACATCTTCACAACTTCAGTCTTTACTTGCTGAAACTGAAACTACTAGTTCAGACTTCAACACTGTTAAGGCTCTAGTACAAGGTGACATTGATATGTTCATGGGCTTCAAGTTCATTAGAACAGAAAGACTTGGACGTTCAAGCTCTAACGTAACTTACGACATCAATGACGGTTCTGTAGGAGCTGGTGCTGGTACTGTAACTGCAGCTAATTCAAGAAGATGTATCTTCTGGGCACAAGATGGTGTTCTTTTGGCTATCGGCATGGACGTTAAAGCTAGAATTGGCGAAAGAGAAGACAAGTCTTACGCTACTCAAGTTTATGCCTCACTCAGTTTAGGTGCTACTCGTATGGAAGAAGAGAAAGTTGTTGAGTGTATCTGCTCTGAATAATAACGTGGGTTAGCCCCAAAACAATGAGGTAATAGTATGGCTACTTTAAATGCAACAAACTATCAAGCTTCAAGGGTCGATGAGCCTGCGAGCAAGATTAGTGTTAAAGAACAACATGGTCGTCTTCGTAGAATGTACGACTCAATCACTCTTAGTGGCGAACTAGCTTTGAACGACGTTATCAAAGCAGGCGTTCTTCCAAAGGGTGCTAAAGTACTAGACGCAAGAATTATTTTTCCTGCCGACGGTACTGGTGGACAGCTTGACTTTGGTTGGGCTTCTAATGGCTCAGACGCAGCTGACTCAGACGGTTTCTTTGCTGGTGCTTCTGAAGGTGACTTCGGAGCGGGTGCAGTAGACGCTAAAATGTTAGGAACTGCAGCTGGTTACAACTTCGAGTTCGCCGAAGAAACTGAGCTTGAGCTTCTTTGCCTTGAAGCTTCTACAGCTTCTACAGGCAATTTGCTTCAGTGGGAAGTAATCTACATTGTAGATTAATCATACCGACTACTCAGGTCCTCCTTTCGAGGAGGGCCTTTTTTACATGGAGCAAAGATGGCAGCAACCAACGAAGATATTTGCAATTCAGCATTAACTAAACTTGGCGCAGACATTATCACATCTTTAAGTGATAACACTCGTAGGGCCAAACTTTGTAACCAACAATTCGCAAAAGTTAGAGATAGATTACTCAGGTCTCATCCTTGGAACTTTGCGATTAAGAGAGTCTCTCTTACTGCAAACGGCAACACTCCTGCTTTTGAGTATGAGCAAGAGTTCGATCTTCCCGCTGACTACCTTAGAGGTATTAGAGAAGAAGATAAAAGCATTGACTGGAAGATTGAAGGTCAAAAATTAGTCGCTAATCAAGAAAGTTTTAATTTAGTATATATAGCACAGATAACAGATCCCACAGAGTTCGATGCTAGTTTTGATGAATTACTAGCTACAGAACTAGCGTACGAGTTAGCCTACCCATTGGTACAAAGTAATTCTTTGAAAAGAGAACTTAAAGAAGAGTTAAACGACCTCAAACGTGACGTTAGATCTTTCGACGCTCAAGAAGGGCAGCCAGAAGATTATGAAACGAATGTGTTTACTGGATCTCGACTGTGAGTAAGTTTAATAAAATTCAAACCACATTCAAAGCTGGCGAAGTTAGTGACAAAGCTAAAGGTCGCGTTGACTTTGAAGAATACACTCAGTCCTGCGATAGGTTAGAAAACTTCATTATCCAGAGGCAAGGTGGAGCTGTTAAGCGTCCTGGCACTAGATATGAACAGGACCTTATATCAGGTAGTTTTTTAGGGGAACGAGCAGTTCCTTTTGTTTTTTCTAAGACAGAAAGTTATATCGTAGTATTTAATTCGTTTTTTCCCTCTTTAGTTCCTATGCGAGTTTTTAACACCGATGGGACAGAGGCGACAGTAAACTACGACGATTTTATAAACGCTACTTCTTTTGCCAACTATGATAGTAAAAACTGGAAGTACGCTCAGTCTGGGGACATTTTAGTTTTAGCTTACTCAGAACCTACGGCGGTGGAAAATACAACAATTTTATCTGCGGGAAACTCTATAGCCCCAGCTTTTTTAATTAGAACAGACGACAATGAGTTTGACCTAGTAACGTTTAGTCACCCTCAATTTTTAGATAAAATACCTAGTCGAGGTAAACTTAATCCTGCAGTGAATAGGCCTTATCTTGACCCTAATACGAACCCTGATATTAGGCTATATCTTCCTACTACTACAGTAGGCTTAGGTAGAGCAGCTTTTGCTGTAGACTCCAATAACGATCCAATTCCTTTCTTTAAACTGGGGCATGTGTTTTCTGAAACAGGTGGACCTTCTAGCGCACCAACTCAAGTAGGTGGGTTTTTTAAAGTACAGTCAGGTTCTACGGAAGGAGTCTTTTATCCTACGGTATGGCCTAACGATTTACTGGAGTCTAGTGCAGATATTGATATAGCTACAGATGTAGTTACTTCGATAGCGCATAATTTAAATACCCGAGACAGAGTTATTCTTGCAGAAACAGGGGCACCGGGAACTACTGATCCAGTTATTAGTGGGTTTCCTCTTACAAATTCCTCGTACGGAAAGTTTTATGTAAGAGCTTTAACGGCAAACACGTTAGCTTTTTATACTAGCCAAGCTGACGCGGACGCGGACTCTAACAGAATTGATTTTACAGACGCGGGCGATAAAGGAATTAGAATACAGCATTATGAGCTAAATAAGGTGACAGGCAATATTGAAGTTGAAATGCCAGCGGGAATAACATCAGCTGCAGCTGCTTCCGATAACTGGCAGGAGTCAGCTTGGTCTACTGAACAAGGGTTTCCTAGAGCGGTTGTATTTCATGAGCAAAGGCTTATTTTTGGTGGGACTAAAAATAGACCAGACTCTATATGGGCAAGTAACGTCGGAAACCTATTTAACTTTATGGCGAGAAGGCTAGAGCAAGATACAGCTAGTCCTACTCCATCAACTAGCACTCTTTCAGGGCAATCGTTTGCTTTGTCTGGAGATATTAGCGCGACCGATCCTGTAGGATTTACGATAGCTTCAAAGCAGGCAAACATTATCCAATGGATGGAAAGCCAAAACGTACTATTAGTAGGTACGATCGGAGCTGAGTACACTGTAACAGGTGGAGACTCAATTATATCAAACGAAAGCATCTTCGTTAAAAAGCAGACAGATTATGGTTCCAACAATGTTCAGGCTATTTCTGTGGGCAATAGCATTTTATTTAGTAGTAGAGATGGTCGCCGTATTCGTAACTTTAAGTTTAATAGAGACAACGGCAGTTACTTATCTCTTAACCTCAATCTATTAGCAGAACATATAGTCTTTAGAGGATTTGATGGAGCAGCAAGCTCTACCCTTAAGGGAGTAGAGTTTAGAGAAATGCACTATCAACCAAGTAGAGACACTGTTTGGTGTATTACTTCAAACGATGAAGTTGTAGCTTTGACGTTCTCAAAAGAAAGTCAAATCGCAGCTTGGCAGTATCACAAAACAAGAGACGGAGATAAGTTTCAATCTCTTGCAGTAGCTCCATCCGCTACAGGACGATATGATGAAGTATGGGCTTCTGTAGAAAGATCTGTAAACGGAAGTACAGTTAGATATTTAGAAAAGATGGGAGATGACTTTGAACATGATGTACTGAATAATACATCATCCAATGACGACGATACCGCCTGGTATGTCGATAGCGCAGTGAAAGTTGTTTTAGGTTCATCCACAAATATCGTCACAGGACTATCCCATCTAGAGGGGGAGTCTGTAGATGCCTTAGCGGGCAATACAGTAGAGAAGGGTTTGACGGTAGCTGGCGGCCAGGTAACTTTAGGCAGTACCTATCCTGCGGGTACTGTAGTCGTTGTTGGGCTTAGATATAAGTCAAGATTAAGAACGCTAGATATTGAAGCTGGAGGTGACTTCGGTACTAGCCAAGGAAACAGACAACGAATTGATGAAGTGAGAATGAGACTTTATAAGTCGCAGGGCGGTTCTTATGGGAACCCAGAGCAGACTAGTCTTTTCGATTTTGAATATGATGATAATGAGATCGTCACAGAAATAAGAAGGCTAAAATTTAATATTACTCCTAATATGGATAATCAGGTTTTAGTTGAGCATGACGATCCAGTACCGTTTAATATATTAAGTATGACCTATAGAGGCGTATCTTATGATTAAAGTAGAGGTTTTTAAGCTGGAAGATTTATCTAGCTTTGAACCCAAGGATGAGTTCGAGGATTTGGAACGAGACATGAAAAGGAATATGGTAGACTTTAATAAAACAATTCTTTCCTTGCATTGGAAAGAGAAAGTTCTTGCCATAGTCGGTGTGACCAAATTTAGAGAAGGCGTCGGAGAGGTTTGGTTATTACCAAGCGTCCACGTTGACGAATGTAAATTAGGATTTTTTAAAATGGTCAAAAGTCTTATCTACCATTTTGTTTTCCCAACGCTCAAGTTTCATAGACTTGAGATAGCTATACTAAAAGGTTGGGATAAAGGAATGAAGTGGGCAAAAGCTTTAGGGTTTGCAGAAAGCCATGTATGTGAAGCTTATGACAGACATTATAGAGACCACGTAATTTTTTATAAGGTGCAAGGATGGCAACAGGCGCAGCCGTAGCGGCAGTAGTAGGAACAGGATTTTCTATTTTTGGTCAGCTTAAGCAGGCCAAAGCACAGAAAGAAGCAGCATTAGCTCAGGCCGACGCTAAGAGGGCGCAGGCTTTTGAGTTACTTGAAAGAGTTGAATTTAATATCGACCAGCTCGAGGAAGAGACTGAAAAGTTTAAAGGGCGACAGAGAGCTGCATTTGCAGCTAGTGGTGTTGACGTAGGCTCAGGAGTCTCCTTGGTACAAATGGAGCAGGTAAATAGAGATTTAATTGAAGAGATCCAAGCGCAAAGAGAGGAAGCTAGATTTAAAGCCGCGGCGCTAGAAGCTGGAGCAGATGTAGATACTAGACTTGGAGGCGATATAAGCCAAGCTGGAAGACTAGGAGCTATAGGTACTGGACTTAAAGGACTATCCTCTGCGTTCGATAAGTTTGGCACAGGGTCTACAACTCCTAGCAAAGGTTCTGGAGGAAGTGATGGCTAAAATACCTGAATCGGCATTTAGGACAAGGTTAAGTTTAGATGTACCTAGAACCCCTACTAGATCCATACAGTCTGCAGGGATAGTAGCTCAGGCTCAGGCGCAAGTAGGTGTGGAAGCAGCTTCTTTAGTAGAAGGAATTGCTGATAGACGAGCTAAGTCTGAGATGGACGACTATACCAACTCAGAGACAGCTGATCTTGCGATCAAGCTAGGAGATATTTCTGCAGAAAATAAGAGAAAGTTTAGTGGCAAAGAACTAATTGAAGAATCTAAGGCGGCTTTTGACACTCTTATAGAAGAGGCTAGTGAGAGAGCGCCTACATCTAGAGCAGCTAGAAAATTTCAAAATAGTGCTAGAGCTATGGCTAATAATACTTTACTTAGTCTAAACGCTTTTCAACATAAGCAAAGAGCCAAGTTGAGCAGAGACAACGAATTAAAAAATATTGATAAGTTTTCTTTGTCTCAGTTTCAAAGTCCTAACCCAGGACAAGCTATTCAACACTTGAACACTTATTTATTAGGACTAAAAGCCAAGGAAGGGAATGATTTCTCACCCGAGGAAACTAAGCTATTAGAAGCTAAAGCTAGAAACAACATAGCTATGGGTACTGTCTATGGTTATATGGAGATGGGAAAGTTTGAAGCAGCTGAAGCTTTAGTTGACTCTAATTTCCTTCAAGCTTTCGACACTGAGTCGGCAGCTAAGATGAACAAAAAGATACGCACAGAGTTCACCCTTGCCAGCAATAGAAAGCTCAAGAATGAGCGGGATCAAGAAAAGCTGCAGGAAAAGCAGTTTAAAGCGCAGGAAGAGGGACATCTTCAAGATCTTATTAGCCGTATGAATCAAGGTGAGGATGTACGTAAAGAAGCGCAGGATCTTATGGCGACTGGGCAGATAGGAATAGATAGGGTCAGTTTTGTTCGTAGGAATGTTATGAACCCTACTCAGACTAAGATTGACGACGATCTATCTTTCCAGTTTAAGCTGAGACTAGCTCAGGGAGAAGGTACGGCCTCTATATTATCTGAAGTACAGAAATCAGTTAAAGACGGGCAGTTATCTACAGATACAGCGGAAAGTCTTATAAACTCCCTTAATACTAGGAGAGGCGCGAGACTCGATTTCTTTAAAAAGAGAAGTTTGAATAGAGCCGACAAACTTATTAAAGAGATGTTCCCAGCTAAAGATCCTATATCTAGGCTACCAAACGAAGAAAATAGAGAAATGTTTATGAGCATATCGGGCAAGCTGGATGATCTTGTAGCGAGAGGAGCAGATCCTTTTGAAGCAGCTCAGGCTTTAATACAAGCCAATTACTCGGAGCAAGTTAAAAACGACTTTAAACAGTTTGACTCTAAACTTCTCGAAGACCCCGTTGGGAACGATAAAGCCATTAAAGGCGAAATGATAAAACTATTAGATCAAAAGAAGATGAATAAAGCGCAGTTTGCTGACTTCTTAAATAAGTTAGACCAGCTCCAAAAACTGTCTACAATGAAAAACTTTAGACCTCTTAAAGAAATAGAGCAGGAGTTAGGAAATGCCAATTAGTGAAGATATGGGCGATAAGTCTCAAGCCGTTAGATCTCTGGCTAATGAAAAAGAAAGAGAGTATGGCGTTGATCAACAAATCGCTCGGATAAGACAAGAACTAAATGACGAAAACGCTCCTACGGACGGAGAAGCTAAAACTTTAGAAGCGCAAGCTCCTAACAAGGAGAAAGACACTAGAGGTATGATCGAAGAGTTCTTTTCTAATGTTCCTGCGCTAGGGCAAGGGGTACTTAAAGGTATCCAGGAAACAGGCAACTTAGCTATTGAAGCTGCGGACGCTTTAGATAATGCTATTGGCGACGGAACGCTATTAGATAAAAACTCCAGAATGAACTTCGCTGACGATCCTTCCAGAGTATATCAACCAAAAGAGGGCGATATGACTGAGAAGATTATGAGTATAGCTGGTCAGTTTATTCTTCCTGGTGGTATGGCCTTCAAAGCTTTTAAGGTAGGTTCCTCTGCTAGTAAAGTGAGAAACTTTATTAAAGCGGGTACTGTAGGTGCAGGTGTAGATTTTGCTGTATCTGATCCATACGAAGAGAACGTATCTAACGTACTTAGAGAAAACTTTCAGTTTGCTGATCCTATATCTGAACTACTAGCTATTGATGTTAAGGATGGAAGTCCTTTTGAGAATAGGGCTAAGAACGCTTTAGAAGGGCTTGGTATTGGTGTAGCCGCAGAAGGCGCTTTAAAGTTATTAGGTAAAGGTCTAAAGACAGTCAGACAGACTCGAGCCATGAACAACAAAATCAAAGACTCAGAAGAAGCTTTGAAAAGAATTGACGACGCTGTAGATGAGAAACCAGCCGTTGAAGAAGTAGAAAAACAAATTAAAAAAGAAAAGCTAGACGCTACTCCAGATGTAGATCTTTCTAAATTAGATGAGATCAGACAAAGAAGTTATGCTGATAAATTTACAGAAGCAAAACGTGGCGTACTAGGCGATAAAGAAGCTGAAGAATTATCACAGCTACTAGGTATGACCAAAGACGATCTACTAAACAGATTGTCAGGTGAAGCTTCTAATGCTGAAACTCTAAGAGCGCAAGGGGCTATCGTTATAGACTCATATAGTAACTTAGAGGGTATGCAAGATATTATTGATAAAGTAGCTAAGGGCGACGCTACAGATGTAGAGGCTGCTCAGTTAAATATGCAATTAAATGAGTTCTTTTCTTTGCAGGCTAACTTTGAAGCTGGAGCTTCAGAGGGAGCAAGAGCTTTAAGAACTAAGAAACAACTTAATAAAATGAAGAAAATGGAAAAGGCTAGATACCTTAACCAATATTCCAAATCATTCGACGGAAAAGAAGGACTACAAGAAGTAGCTACAAAGCTTAATGAGATCATGAGTACTGATGGAGTACAGGGTCTATCTAAAGTTTCGTCAATGGTTAAAGCAGGTAGGCTAGTTCGAGATAGCATCCATTCCTACTGGATGAGTGGGATGCTTTCAGGGATGTCTACACATATTAAAAACATCGCTTCAAACAGTACTATATTCCTATCAGGTCCAGCTGAACTACAGGTTGCTAGAGCTATCGGTATAGGAAGAAATGCAGCTAAGAACCTTATGAACAACAAAGGAATAAAGCAGTCCTTTAAAATGGCGAAGGAATCTACAGATATAGTTCAGGAAGGGGAAGTAAGTGCTCAGTTTGGGGCCTTATACGGCTCAATAAACGAGATGTTTGAAGCAGGAGCTACAGCACTAAAGACAGGACAACCTACAAATTTCTCAGCAAAAGTTAAAGACTTCGGTGAGTATGTAGGGGCTGAGAGGATCATGGAAGATTTTCCAGCTATGAAAGAATTTATGACAGAGCCAGACGGATCTCTCAATACCTTTGGCAGAACCATGGAGTTTATAGGGAAAATGCCTACTATCACAAATAGGTTCCTTGTCGCAGAAGATGAGTTCTTTAAGAAGGGTCATCAACGTATGGTGATAGCTTCTGACTCAGTTAGAAACGCGAAACAAGTGCAAGCTAACTCTGTTCTTACAGGTAAGATCTCTTACATAGACGGTAACGGAGTTAAGGTACAAAGAGATGGTGTTTTATCCGACGCAGAGGTTGGGGAGTTAGCTTCTGAATTTAAAGCTAATCCTACAGCTAAAATGCTTAATGACTCAATTAGGTTTGGGGAGACTCAAACGTTTACTAAGAGACTAGAGCAAGGATCTGCCTTCGGACAGCTTGATAAGTTTATTAGAAACTTTAAAGTATTAGGCGTATCTCCATTCAGAATGGCAGTACCTTTTACTACTACCAACATGAACATGATCGAATACTCTATCCTACGATCTCCTTTTGCAGTAGCAAATAGTAAGTTCCATAACGCTTTTAAAGCAGGTGGAGCAGCTAGAGATATGGCGTTAGGAAGAGTAGCTTTAGGAACTACAGTTATGGGATCCGTAGCTATGCTAGGTTCAGCTATCAAAGGCGGCGGTCCAGGAAATCCTAAAGCAAGAAAGTTATGGCTTAATGGAAACTCTCCATACTCTATAGACGTAGGGGATACCACACTACACTTTCAAGACTTAGGACCCTTCGGGCAGCTTCTTTCTTTTGCAGCTGATATAGGGGAAATATCTAACGAAATGAACGAAGAGAACCAAACACAAACGGTAGACCTCGTTGCCTCTGCAGCTTACTCGGTAGCAGAGAATATGACCCCAGAGTATATGGCAGATAATATGGGGAAACTTTTAAAGATATTTAGCGCCACAAGCCAGCGAGAAAAGAACCTCGCGGTAAAAGACTTTATGGCCAGCACGGCGTCTTCGGTTGTTCCATTCAGTGGTATGACTAGAAACTTAGCCCAGCTTATGGATCCAGTACGACGAAACACTAGTCCAGATCCCCAGTCAGCTGCGGGATTTTTTGAAGAGACGTTTAATAAGATGAAAGCTAATACGCCTTGGTTATCAGAGACTCTCCCTGCTAAGAAGAATATCTTTGCTGAAGAGATCAGCATAGCAGGTCCTATCTTCCCATTCGTCACAGCTAAGAAAGACGGTGATGCAGTTATCGAGAGGATGCACAAGTTAGGAATGAATAGTGTACTTGAGAATAAAACTCCAGATAAGGGAGATGCGCACTTAACAGTAACTCCCGCACAGAAAAGCTTAAGGGCTTCCTTTGCAGGAAAGCAGATTATTAGGAAGCTAACACCTGAGCAGCACGACAGACTCACAGATCTAACCGCAGGGAAGGATTTGAATGGATTTAACGGCGTATCTTTACGAGACGCTATTCAGAATCAGATGGATATTGCGAAGAGAAAAGGCGAGAATGAAGAGATCGAAAAGATAAGAATTAAGAACATCTTAAGCGCTTATCGTACGGCTGCTAGACGGCAGTTAGAAATGGAAGAGTCAGATATTAGCGATTTCTTTAGAGAAGAAAGGATAATGAGACAAGAGCGTTTATCAGCGCCTAGAAACTGATACAATTAAATATGCACTAGAAAAACCCAAAAGGAGTTGAGGCATGGGCAGACAATCTATAGAAGGATTTTCATATCAAGGGGCACTCGAAGATTTCGATACCCTCACCAAACTAGCAAGAAAACGATTTGTAACTGTACTTCCGCTAGGACCTAATAGGTCTGGACTAGACGTTATTACTAACGGTCTATTCGTATCGGGCGCAGCTAATAGAGTAGTAGAGGCTGGGTCAACTGACTCAATAGTTAACCTAACGGCACACGGCGCAGCTGTCGGCGATGTAATTAGGATTAACACTACAGCAAACCCTATTACGCAAAGAGAAGTAGCGATCAAAGAAATCATCGACGCTAACTCTTTTCTCTTGGAAGGACGATTAGATGCAGATCTTACAGCGGGCGATACTTTCGATATTATGCGCGGTGTTTCTCAAACTTTTACTTCATCTGGGGGTATTGTCACAGGACCAGTCCAGTTCACCTTGGACGGTACAGACGTTACAGTCAACGAAGACACGGTAACTCCAGCAAACAATAGACCTTTACCTGTAAAACTAACAAACATTACAGGCGATATTAATATTACTGCAGGAGATCTCAACGTACAGTTAGATCACACTGGAGCAACCTTCGACTCGGTAAGAGTGGGGGATGGAACAACTTTATTAGCTATGTCCGGAGCTGGCGAGGCGCTAACTCAGCCAGGCGGTAACGTAGCAGCTAATGCTGCAGATGCAGGTAATCCAGTTAAAATGGGGGCAAGATATGATGCCGTATTACCTACTTATGACGATGCAGACAGAACAGACCTACATTCAGATGTAAACGGAAGACTCTTAGTTAGCTCAATTGTAACTACTCTTCCCGGTACATTTGCAGAAGATGCAGCTCATACGGACGCAGACTTTGGTATGCACTTATTATCTGTCAGACAGGATACTTTGGCCGCTTCTACTTCCGCTGACAATGATTATGCTTCACTGAAGTCAAATGCTTTAGGCGAAGTTTATATGAAAGACAGTGACATGCTCACTGAAACTCAGAATATGAACGCGAAGCTCGTCCAGTATGATCAAGATACTGGGGCTGGTACAGAAAACTTAGTAGGGTTCACGCTCCGTATATCTGGAAATGGTGGCTCTATCGAGGCTAAAGGGCAGCAATTGATGGCAAACAGTTTGCCAGTAGTAATTGCATCAGATCAATCCACGCTCCCGATCTCTGCCTCTGCTTTACCTCTTCCTACTGGAGCAGCTACGGAGGCTACTCTAGCTTTAGTTGAAGGTAAGGACTTTGCCACGGAGACCACATTGGCCGCACATACGGCTAAGTTTCCTGTTTATGACTTAGATACTGGAGCAGGTACAGAGGAAGTACCTGGGTTTAACCTAAGACTAGCGGCCAACGGTGCTTCTATCCTAGCGCAAGGACAGCAAGTAGCAGCTAGTTCAATTCCAGTAGTACCAGCTAGTGACTATGTTCCTCTTGGTAGCCAAGGGAAAGGACAGAGACAATTCGTTAGGAATGATTACAGTTCGACTAACGTAACGACAGGAGCTTTCGTAGAGCTAACAGCTTCCTTAACTCAGGACATGGACGAGATTGAAATCTTCGATAGTTCTGGACAGACGCTAGAGATAGCTACTGGAGCAGGTGGCGGTGAAGTCCCAAGGTTCTTAGTGTTCCCTGGGGGTAACGGAAGAATACCTATTGACAGAACAGTATTTGCAGCGGCGACAAGAATAAGTATTAGAGCAGTATCGGCGGACGCCGTTGCTGGTGAAATTAGCATTAACTTCTACTCTAACTAGAGTACGACTAACCTAGGGGTTATTTAATGGGTTCACCTACGATATTTAAGGGCGGCAATGTAAAGCAGCTCAAGGACAATTTAGAATACTTCACCTTGCGAGGTGGAGATTTCGTTAGACATTATACAAATAGTGTCGTCAATCCTACTAGCACAGCCACAGCTGGTAACGCAGGATCAATTCTTTTAGATCAGTCGGGCAATATGTACGTCAAACAAGACGACGGCACGACTACTAACTGGAGAGAGATCCATAAAGATGACAAGAAACTATTTGAATTAAGCGGGGACTGGGCAGATGAGACTTCCTTTTCTTCTGGTAATAATGCCTCTTTTAATGGTGGGGGCGCTTTGGTTGGTACACTTAGTACTACAACAACTGATCCTATTGATGGAGTACGCTCTTTTACTTATACGACAGACGCTACTGTAAGTG